GAATACGATGACTCAGACGTTACAAAAAGAAACCGAAATGGACAGACTAGTTCGGGATTATATAGTTTGTTCATACCTATGGAATGGAACTACGAGGGATTCATTGATTCTTATGGAATACCTGTATTCGATACACCCGAATCTCCGGTTGAAGGACCATATGGAGATCCAATCGATATTGGGATCGTAGAACACTGGGAAAACGAAGCAGATGGTTTAAGAAATGACCAAGATGGATTAAATGAATTTTATAGACAGTTTCCACGTACAGAAGAACACGCATTTAGAGACGAAACAAAAAATAGTATATTTAATTTACAAAAAATATACGAACAAATAGATTACAACGATGGTGTATTAACATCAGGAGCTGTAACAAAAGGCAACTTTCAATGGGAAAATGGTATAAAAGATACTAAAGTAATTTTTATGCCAGACACTAACGGAAGATTTAATATATCTTGGATTCCTAGTTTAAATTTACAAAACCACGTAATACTTAAAAATGGAAGCAAGTATCCCGGAAATGAACATATAGGGGCATTTGGGTGTGACTCTTATGATATATCAGGTACAACAGACGGAAGAGGTTCAAAAGGCGCATTACACGGATTAACTATATTTAGTATGGAAGATGCACCACCTAATTCATTCTTTTTAGAGTATATAGCAAGGCCTCAAACAGCTGAAATATTTTTTGAAGATGTGCTTATGGCATTAGTGTTTTATGGAATGCCGCTTCTTGCAGAAAATAACAAACCAAGACTTTTATATTATTTAAAGCGAAGAGGTTACAGGGGTTATTCAATGAATCGCCCTGATAAAACACATAACAAATTATCAACAGCTGAGAAAGAAATAGGTGGTATACCTAATACATCTGAAGATATAAAACAAATTCATGCAGCGGCAATTGAATCATATATAGATAAATACGTAGGATTACAAGAGGACGGAAACTATGGCGATATATATTTCAATACGACATTAAACGATTGGTCTAAATTTAATATAAATAATAGAACAAAGCATGATGCCGCAATAAGTTCTGGTCTTGCAATTATGGCATGCAACAGGCACTTATACCAACCAAAACAATTAAGACAAACAAAAGTTTTAGATTTTGGGTTTAAAAAATATGATAACAAAGGAAGTATTTCAAAAATAATAAAATAAATGGATTTATTACCAAAAGGCATATTCCCAAGCCAAGCAGTTTCAAATGCTAAAAAAGCAAGTGAAAAGTATGGTTTAGAAGTTGCAAAAGCAGTTGAATCAGAATGGTTTAAAAGAGATTCTGGTACAGCTAGGTATTATGCTAATAGGGACAACTTTCACCGTTTAAGATTATATGCTAGAGGTGAACAGTCAATACAAAAATATAAAGATGAGTTATCGGTGAATGGTGATTTATCATATTTAAACTTAGATTGGAAACCTGTGCCTATTATACCAAAGTTTGTGGATATAGTTGTAAATGGTATTGCAGAAAGAACATATGATGTAAAAGCATACTCACAAGACCCTGCATCAATTCAAAAAAGAACAAAATACGTAGAGTCTTTATTAAAAGATATGCGTACAAGAGAATTTTCAGATTCCGTGTATAATGAATTTGGTATTAATATATATGAAAATGATCCAGACACATTACCTGAAAATGAAGAAGAATTGCAATTACACATGCAATTAAATTATAAAGATTCAATTGAAATTGCAGAAGAAGAAGCTATTAACAATGTATTTGATCATAACAAATATGAGTTAATAAAGAAAAGATTAGATTACGATATAACTGTTCTCGGTATAGGTGCGGTTAAAAATGAATATACAACATCAGAAGGTATTAATATTAAATATGTTGATCCATCTGATTTAGTTTATTCTTATACAGAATCACCTTATTTTGATGATATATATTATGTTGGAGAAATAAGAAGAGTCTCAGTTGTTGATTTAAAAAAGCAATTTCCTGAATTAACAGATGAAGATATTAGGATACATGCGGAAGGGCAAGGTAGCAATGTAAAACTTTATAATAAATCATATGCAGGCGCAGATTCAGAAGATGATGCATATGTATATGTATTATATTTTGAATACAAAACTTATAGAGACCAAGTACATAAAATAAAAGAAACTTCAACAGGTGCTAGCAAAGCAATTACTAAAGATGATACATTTGATCCACCAAAAGACCAAAGAGCTAGATTTGAAAAAGTATCAAGAACAATTGAAGTTATTTATGAAGGAGCAAAAATAATTGGTAATAATAAATTATTAAAATGGCAATTAGCTGAAAATATGACTAGGCCGAAGTCAAATACAGTTAAAGCGCAGTTTAGTTATAACGTGGTAGCTCCAAGAATGTATAAAGGTAAAGTTGAATCACTTGTTAGTAGAATGACAACATTTGCTGATATGATTCAATTAACGCATTTAAAACTACAGCAGGTGTTATCAAGAATGGTACCAGATGGTGTTTATTTAGACGCAGATGGTATTGCTGAAATAGATTTAGGTAATGGTACAAATTACAATGCACAAGAAGCATTAAATATGTATTTCCAAACCGGTTCTGTTATTGGTAGATCAATGACCCAAGACGGTGAATTTAATAACGGAAGAGTACCAGTACAAGAATTACAATCATCAGGAGCTAATGCTAAAATTTCAAGTTTAATTAGTTCATATAACTATTATCTACAAATGATGCGTGATGTAACAGGATTAAATGAAGCAAGAGATGGTTCAACACCTGATAAAAACGCATTAGTAGGATTACAAAAAATTGCAGCAGCTAATTCAAATACAGCAACAAGACATATATTACAAAGTGGTTTATATCTTACACTTAAAACAGCAGAAGCTATTTCACTCAGAATATCAGATGTATTAGAATTTGGGCCTACAAGAAAATCGTTTATTCAAAGTATTGGTAAATCAAATGTGGGAACGTTAGAAGAAATAGCTAAATTACAATTGCATGATTTCGGTATATTCCTTGAATTAGCACCAGATGAAGAAGAAAAACAATTACTTGAAAATAATATTCAAATATCTCTTCAAAAAGAACAAATCTCAAAAGCAACAAGCTATAACAGAAAGCAAAGCTCAATTAGCGCAAGTAGAAGCGCAATTAGAATCGCAAAAATTAGAAAAAGAAGCTGAAATTAAAATTATGTTGATGCAAAAAGAATTTGAGCTTAATATGCAGCTTAAAGACGCTGATTTAAATGTAATTAAAGATAAAGAGAAGTATAAGGAAGATAGAAAAGATGAAAGAACAAAGATACAAGCTTCTCAACAATCTGAACTTATAGAGCAAAGAAAAAATAATACACCTCCAAAAAAGTTTGAATCAGCAGGATTTGATACTTTAGGTGGATTTGGCTTAGAGCAGTTTGAGCCTAGATAAAAGACTGCAAAACAAACATTTATATAATATTTTATCATGGAAGAAAATAAAGACGTCGTAGTAGACGAAACACCAACAGCAGCTGAAAAGGAAGAAAAAGTACTTGAAGATGCTGGAAAAAATACATCTATGGAAGATGGTGTTTATAAAGTAGATTTAAGTAAACCACCAAAACAAGAAACAGATGCCGTTCAAGAACAAAGCACAGATGAAAGCGTGTTACGCGGAAGCGGCACGGATGAAAAAGATGGGCAAGAAGCCGACGTGGAATTGCAAGAAGTACAGCAAGAAGAGCAATTAACTTTAGAAGAAGTTATAGAAGAAGAAGAGTCGGAAACAAAAGAAGAGCCTAAGCCTGAAGACCCAGTAGAGGAACTTAAGGAAGAAATAGAAGAAGCTGTACAAACAGCACAAGATACAGCAACAAAATTACCAGAAAACATTCAAAAGGTTGTAGACTTTATGAATGAAACTGGAGGAACGTTGGAAGATTATGTAAAAATTAATCAAGATTATTCTAACATTGATGATTCAACTTTATTATATCAATATTATAATCAAACTAAATCACATCTTACAAAAGATGAAATTGATTTTTTAATTGAAGATAATTTTAGTGTAGATGAAGAAGTTGATGAACCAAAAGATATTAAACGTAAGCAATTAGCTTACAAAGAAGAAATTGCAAAAGCTAAAAGCTATTTGGAAGGATTAAAGGGTAAATATTACAAAGAAGTCAAGTTGGGTTCTAAGTTAACCAGCGATCAACAAAAAGCTATTGAGTTTTTCAATACTTACAACTCTGAGCAATCAGAACAGCAAAAGCTGCAAGAAAAACAAACTGCTCATTTTAACAATGAATCAAATAAAGTTTTCAACGAAAATTTCAAAGGTTTTGAATTTAAAGTTGCAGACAAAAAATATAGATTTAATGTTAAAGATAAGCAACAAGTTTTTGATAAACAGTCAAACATTTTAAACGTACTAGATAAGTATATCGGTAAAGATAATATGTTACAAGACGCGACTGGTTATCATAAAGCTTTATTTGTTGCAGACAATGCAGATGCAATTGCAAATCATTTTTATGAACAAGGTAAAGCTGATGCAATAAAACAGTTAAACGCGGAATCTAAAAATATAAATATGGATCCTCGTAAAACTGGCACAGTTGAAACAGCGGGAATAAAAGTAAGAGCAATTACTGGTGATGATAGTTCAAAGTTAAAAATTAAACTTAGACAATAACTTTAAAAAAATAAAACAAAATGGCAGTAATAACTCCTACTGGCGGAGCCAATTTAAACGCGGTTCCAAATCCAGTAAAGCAAACTTTGTCGACTAACTACCTATCATTTACAGGTGGTTCAAACGACTGGTCTCAGCAATACTTACCAGAGTTATACGAAGCAGAAGTTGAAAGATATGGAGACAGATCTATCGCTAGCTTCTTAAGAATGGTGGGTGCTGAAATGCCTATGTCTTCAGATCAAGTAGTATGGTCAGAGCAAGGTAGACTACACTTAAAGTATACAGGTACTATTGTAATTGCAACAGGTGTTGTAACAATTGCAGCATCAGGTACTCACGCTGTAAGAGTAGGACAAACAGTAAAAATTAAAGGTGCTTCATCAGGTAAAATTGATAACGCATATGTATCAGCTGTTAACTCAGGTGCTACAACTTTAACACTTAAAAGATACGGTGCAGCGGCATTTAATACTTCAGGTAATACTTTTACAGACGGTGAAAATGTAACATTATTTGTTATCGGTTCAGAATTTGCAAAAGCTACTACAGGTATGACAGGTGCGGTAACTCCATCTTTTAAGTCGTTTACTAACAAACCAATTATCTTAAAAGATAAGTATGAGGTTTCAGGATCTGATGCTTCTCAAATTGGTTGGGTAGAAATTACAGGTGAAAACGGTCAATCAGGTTACCTATGGTACCTAAAAGCAGAAGGTGATACAAGAACTAGATTCGAGGATTACTTAGAAATATCAATGGTAGAAGGTGAATTAGCAGCGTCAGGTTCTGGTGCAGCTGGTGTAACTGGAATTGGTGGAACTGAAGGGCTTTTCGCAGCAATAGAAGATAGAGGTCACATAACTGCAGGTGTTGATGGAAACTCAGCAACTGAAGATTTAGCTGACTTCGATGAAATTCTTAAGAAATTAGATACGCAAGGTGCTATCGAAGAAAACATGTTATTTGTAAACAGAGATGTTGCATTAAACATTGACGATATGCTAGCGGCTCAAAATTCTTATGGTACAGGTGGTACATCTTACGGTGTTTTCTCAAACAGCGAAGATATGGCACTTAATTTAGGTTTTTCTGGTTTCAGAAGAGGTTCTTATGACTTCTACAAAACTGACTGGAAATACTTAAATGATATTACAACAGGCGGTTCATTCACTAACATTAGAGGTGTATTAGCTCCTGCTGGAACATCAACTGTTTACGATCAAACATTAGGTAAGAACATCAAAAGACCATTCCTTCACGTCAGATATAGAGCTTCAGAAGCTGATGACAGAAAAATGAAATCTTGGACTACAGGTTCTGTAGGTGGTGCGACTACATCTGATCTAGACGCAATGGAGGTACACTATTTATCTGAAAGATGTTTAGTAGTACAAGGTGCTAATAACTTTATGTTATTAAACTAATCCTTATTTAATATGAGAATTACCCCGGCTTCGGTCGGGGATTTCTTATTTTTTTTATTATTTAATCTTATTATATCATGGCGACAAAAACAAAAACAACCCCTAAATGGGAGATGAAAGATAGATCATACTATCTAACAAACGGGAAAAGCCCGCTTACATATACAATAAAAGGTAAAAACATATTTTGGTTCGATAAAGAAAAAGGATATGAAAGAGAATTAAAATATACCTTAAACCAAAAAACTTGTTTCGTTGATGAATTTAAAGGCGATGCAAGACTTGGTCATATAGTTTTTGAAGACGGTGTATTAATTGTACCTAAAGAAAAACAATCTCTGCAAAAATTAATGTCATTATATCACCCAGATAATGGGAAGATATTTGCTGAATTTGACGCAGAACAAGAAGCAGAAGACGATTTAGATATTATAGAACTTGAAATTGATGCGCTAAATGCGGCTAAATCAATGAATATTGACCAAGCAGAAGCAATAGTAAGATCAAACATTGGTTCTGAGGTATCTAAGATGACTTCTAAAGAAATAAAAAGAGATTTATTACTATTTGCTAAAAACGATCCAGTATTGTTCTTAGAATTAGCGAATGACGATGATATTAATATTAGAAATATGGCTATTAAAGCAGCTGAATTGGGAATATTAAAATTATCTGATGACCAAAGAACATTTAAATGGGTATCAACTGGTAAAAAAATTATGACAGTACCATTTGATGAGCATCCTTACTCAGCTTTTACAGCTTTCTTAAAAACAGATGAAGGTTTGGAAGTATATAAATCAATAGAAAAAAGACTTAAGTAAAGTCAGATTATAGTGATGGCCACTGTAATCGTGTTC